CAGATACCGCAACGGCTTTTGATACTGTTTCGGTTAAACTGGCAATCTGTGCTTGACTAATCTTTAACGTTTCGGCATTTTGAGCAAATCGCTGATAAACGCCAGAAGTCGCATTAATGCTTTGGTTGGTTTTTAATGCAATGTCAAAAACATTGTTTAAGCCTTTAGCACTGCTAATTGATGCGCTTTCGACTAATCGAAGTTTATTTTGAATTTCTGTATATCCATCGGCAAAACCTTTTAATTGATTTACACCAAAACCAGCTATACCAGCCTTGAAAAGGTTCGAAGATACACGATTGAGCGAGTTCATCGACCGCTCAATATTATTTAATTGCTTAGTAGTGGTATCGGTGAAACGCTTTACTCTGCCTTGTGCGTTATTGATACCACTTTGGAATTTAACCTGATCTAACTCAAGCTGAATATTCAAGTGTCCTAATGAGCCTGCCATTTTTACTCCAGTTATCTATTTGCTAAGTATTCAGCAGAACCGTCATCAAATTCCTCTTCCTTTCGCTCTTTGTAGAAAGGCATAAAATCTGATAGCTCTGGCGGTTTGCCTTTCGGATCACGATTAACCATTGCTAAAACATGCGAAATTTGAGCCGAACGATAATCATCACGCCACAATCCGAACGGTTGCTCTTCGTAAAATAGACGGTATTCCTGTAAATGACTTTCAGGCATCTGCTCAATTTCTTCTAGCGTTTTTCCGAGAGAAAGCGACAGGTTTATTTGGAACTTTCTTCGGCTGGTGAGTTTTTTGGTTCACCGTCCATAATGGCTTGGTTAAGCTGCTCAATGACCGCTTTATCTAACTGTGATAATTGCTCTAAATCGTTTTCATCTTCGGCATTGAATAGGTTTACACCGTTTTCATCACATAAACGCATTGCGATTGTGCGAGTTAATTTGTGCTTGTCGTAAACTTTGGCTAATTGCTCGGTTAATGTATCTTCATCGCTAAAATCAAGCTTAATGCCTTGACTTTCAGCAATGCGTACTAATTCTTGCTGCTGTCCGTATAAGGCTTTATTCATTTCGCCAACGGTAAACTCACGGATGTAATAGGTATCACCTAAAATCTCGACTGGTTTAACTTTTGGTTTGTGTGATAAAAGTTTATCTCTTAAATTCATTCGTTCCGCCTCAGAAAAAGAAAACCGAGAGGGTTAACTCTCGGCTTTGTTACGTACGCTGTTGTAGGTAAAAAATAATCACGTTTCGCTTTTTTAATGGTTACGCCTGATTCAAATTTGCCTTTCACTTCACCACTAAAGTTAGGTGAGGTTTGAATAAAGCCTGTGCCATATAAAGCACCTTGATTGTTTTTCAAAACCATTAACCAAGGGAACGTCTCTTTGTCGTAGAATTTTTTACGCAAATCCTTTTGCATGTCTGTCGCTGGGGCGTAATAGAAAGATAGCTTAATTGAACCGTATTCAATTTCGCCTGCTTCTGTTTCCGTACCCTCTGAACACATTGTAGTGATGTCTGTTTCTCCCAATGTATCACCGTCACCATCAATCTGTTTAATCGCACAGAAATTGCTTGATAGTTGGATTTTTGAAACTTTTGCATTAGTGAATGATGTCGGTTTATCAAAACCTTTCCAATCCACTTCATCGGCAAGAGTTACGGTATCAGTAGAAACAGATTTCACTGGATAACAGCCATCTAATGCGCCTAAGCCTGTGATTCGGATAAAATCACCAGCTTTTAAACCGTTGCCCGTTGCGGTGATTGTGGCGTTTGGTGTAACAGTACAGTTTGAAATAGCTTTCTCTGTATCGTAGCCAACGCCTAAGTAAAACTTAGTCCCTTGGAAAGGGGTTGTTTGTGTTGCCATATTTAGTCCTCGTATTTAATTTGGTATTTAAGGCTGGAGACAAACCAGGTGCGATTTGTTGTGTCTTGCTCATATTCATAGCTCATTAAATCAATTCCTTGGATAGTTTCCGCTAGCTCATCACTCGCTATAGCGCTATCCAGTCGTTGTTTAATTTGCTCAGCGATATCGTCTAGCTCATCATCGCCTACAGCGGTTTTTAGGTAGGTTGAGATGTTCAAGGTTGCAGTATATTCGCGGTGGCAAAGATTTATTTGCTCACAAGAGATATCATCAATAGATATCGCAATTGCCGATGTTTCTTGATCTATATCAATAAACAAAGGGCGACCTGAATAATAATTCTCAACACCTATAATGTTAGTATTGAGTAAATTAAAAATTTGATGTCTAATTTTTTTATGGATTTTCACCGCATCCTCCTTATTTTCGAAAAACAGCGCTCAATTCTTTCGATAGTTCAACTTTCACCCGATCTGAATAATTCTTCAGTTCGCGGTTAAATGCATTGGTTAAGGGCGTGGCAAGCGGTATTTTTACCACATCAATAGGATAGCGAGATTTCCCTCTGCGCTGCATCACCTGCTTTCGTCCGCTTGAGAGTGTTTGAATAAAACCTCTCTGGACTCTATGTTGCCCGATTTTAACCTGCCCTAGTCCTATATTAATCCGATATCTAGAGCTTTCTAGCAACCGAATTAAAGGCAAGTTTCCACGGTTTACACGTATCTTTGCAACAGGTCTCCGAAGTGTGGCTTTTTTAGTTAGCTGGACTCGCTTTTTAATTAATTTTATTGGCGCTTTAACCTCTTTTGACACGGCTTTTGTTCCGTTTTTAATGGCATTTCGCGCTACTTTATTAATGCTTTTAGCCACACATTTAGGTACAGATTGACTAGCTAATTTTGAAAAATTAGCCTGTAATGTCGCCAATCCCTCGATCTTAGACGTCACATTTACTCCAACTGCAATACAATCTTGCCATCCTCAAAACTAAAACCACGGACGACATATTTCGCATTAAATGCTGTGATAACATCGCCAAGTTTCGGTTTATATCCAGACGAACGAAAAAGTGTTAGCGTGCGAGTCGTACCGTTGATTAAGTAATCATCGCTATAATTTCCACCCATCACCTTTGGCGTCTCATCAAGCACCGCTTTGTATTTTTTGCCATTGATGACATAGACGGACATCATCACATCTGATATGACTTTGTCCGCCTGTGCGATTGCTACATCAAATGGACTAAGCGTTGATCTTGACATCTACGGTTTCCACAGATGCACCGCTTGCGCGCCACGCAACACCTAAGCGTTTATTACTACCTGCGGTAGTTGTTGCACCATCAGCCGCAGACCAATAAACGATCGCACCTTGTTTAATGTCATCTGCCGCTTTTGCTTTAACGGTAAATACACCAGTAGTTAAACCAACGCCTACACCACCTTGAGCAACGTCAGATACTGCAACAACTGCAAGATTTTCGATCACTGCAACATCACCGCTCTTCATGGCAGCGGTAGCGGTAAAGCGTACTGTATTGCCATCTTGTACATAATTTTTAGCCATATTCAATTAATCCTATGATTTGTTTAATAAAAAACCGCACATTGTTAAAAAGTGCGGTTACTATTTAATGGATTCTAAGTTACTTGTTTGTAACTTTAACGATGCCGCGATAGTCGATCACGTTCACACCTGCATCAATGCGAACTTTTGTCGCTACACCATCAACAGTAAAGCCTTGTTGTTGTTCGATGTATGGAGTATCAATGCCATCAAGGTATGAAACTTCAATCGCCTCTTTGTTGATCAAGTACCATTCTTTCGGATTTGCAATTTGTAAACGAGCAGATTTAACCGGATCAACAACGCCTTGTAACGGATTGATGATTCCTGAATTCATATCCGCCCCCTCTACGCTTGTAGAGCCTAATAATTGTTTAGCACGAGTATATAAAGATGTTGGCGCTAATAAGAATTCTGGCTCGATAGCTAAAGGTTGACCGCTTGCATCAACGAAACCATTCATCATTTGAATAGCTTTATCAATGTTTGCAATGTCTAGTGCAGCGTTATCAAATGCGTTTTTGTGTGAGGCATCAAATAATTTCTTGCCATCTTGAGCAATAGCGTTACCAGTTAATAATGCGAATACTAATTTAGCGATAGTTGCTTTTGCCGCTTGTCCCATTTTTTCTGGGATTTTAGTTAAAAGGTGCATATCATCATTCAAGATAGCTTGACGAGTGATAGAGAACAATTGACCGTATGTTGCAAGTGCTACATTCGCGCCCTCGTCACCAATCTTGCCATAGCTGTATTCTTCACCTTCGCCAACTTCAGGAAGAGAGCTAAAGACACCAAGACCAACGCGTTTAGTCGCGCGGAAATCTGTTAGCGTACCGCGAGTGGTGAACTTCTCGTAATCTTCTACAGCACTTTCCCAACCTTTTAGTAATGATTTGTGCGCCACATCAATTAAGATTTGGCCGAAGTCTGAGCTTGAGTGTGTGAACGCTAAGCCAACGATACCCATTGCATTTTGACCAGCAACACTAACGCCACGATCTGCAAGTGATGCGCGCGCCAACTCTCGCAAACTCATACCGCTATATGCGTTAGCTTTTGTGTTTGATTGATCTTTATCGATACCAGCACGTGCTAACAATGATTGCTTAACACTGTCACCAACAATATTACCATTTCCAACGTATGCGGTAGGCGCTGCGCTTGGTGTAGTGTTCGCACCAAGTTTTGCTAATAATTTGTCTTTGGCTTGCTCTGCGGTAATTGATAAATCACCCAAGCACTCAACCAGTAAGGCATCGTGAGTTGAGCCAAACGGCGCGAATACCGCTTTAATATCTGCATTGCGTTTGTTTAACTCGGCCTGTACTTGAGCTGTATTATCTACTGGCACAGTTGATGATTGATTAACTGGTGCTGTTGGTGCAGGAGTTGGTGTTGCTTGTGATGCTGGATTTGTACCAGCGTTGCCTTGTGGCTTAAACAACATGTCTTTCATTGCTTTTGGCATATTTTCAAAGTCCTCTAATTTTCGTGATTTAATAGACGCCATCGCCACAAGTGGTTCGGCTAGTTTGTCAGCAAATCCTTGTTCAACGCACTCTTTACCGTTGAGCCAAGTTTCTGCTGATAGCATTTCTGCTAATTCTTCAGGTGTTTTTCCTGTTTTGTTTGCGTAAGCAGGGATTAGCGTATTTTCGACCTTGTCCAATAGGTCAGCATACTTGCGCATATCCTCTGCATCGCCGCCTTGGATACCCCAAGGCTTGTGAATCATCATCATTGCATTTTCTGGCATAATTACCTCATTGCCAGCCATTGCAATAACGCTCGCCATACTTGCCGCCAATCCGTCAATGTAAACTGTCACATTTGCAGGGTGATTTTTTAGCAAGTTGTAAATAGCGATTCCGTCAAAAACATCGCCACCTGGAGAGTGGATATGTAAGTTAATCTGCTTGAGATTATTTCCACAGTCTTTTAAGTCCTGCGCAAAGCTCGCTGCAGATACACCCCAAAATCCGATCTCATCGTAAATTGAGATTTCTGCCGTATCGTTGGCTTTGGCTTTGATTGAGTACCAAGACTGGTTATTCGTCTTTGTCACGTTCGCTGCCATCGCCATTGGCGACAGAATCATCTTTTGTTTTTTCATTTGTTGTACCTGTGTTAGTTAAATCCGTGTCAAACTTCAGACCTAATTCTCGGTTCTCATCAACCTCAACCTTACGTCTGCGTTTTACTTCTGCTGGATTGCTACCGCTTGCTCTTACAGCTTGGCTTTCGGTTGCTAATCCACCTTTAATACGTTCTTTCCAGGCTTGCGCCTCTTTAGCTGGATCAATCCACGGCATAACTGGGCCACTATAAACAGCGTTATAAAGTGACGCTGGATCTATATCGACTGGCACCTCAATTTCGCCACTTACAACCGCCATTTTTAGCCATTCTCGATAAATAGGACGGGAGATATGCGCAACAAAGGTATCTTGAAGAACTGCATATCCCTCAAAGCTTTCAACTAATTCTTGTCTTTGGCTTGAGTATGTGCCGTTGTAATCTCTAGCAATGCTTGAGTAACTTGAGCGAGTTCCAGCCGCTGTTGCTCTTAATTGTCCGTTTCTAAAGGTTTCAAGGTTA